TAAGATTCGTTGGAATCAGATCAAGTCCATGAAGAAGGGGATCGTGGATCAATTCAAGGAGTTTCCTCTGGAGTTTGAAACCAAAAACATCGACTTCCACTTCAACAAGAAGTCCATGGAGTTTGATTTCATTCCCATGTGGGTGGTCAAGGCGCGCGGCAAGTCATATTATTGTCACAGTGTCGTGTCTAGTATTGGATTCAGCACTCGTGAAACTCCAGATCATCCTTCGACCAAAGGATCCATTCGCTTCAAGAAAGGAATGCTGCGGATTGATGAGAATGGAGTGGCATACCTGAGCTGATTCTATGCCTTCTGCTAAATAGTGTGGGTCCTGAAGTTGCTAGGACAGACATCAATTTGGTAGAAGGCATGTATTACCTATACGTCAAAACGCATCAGGTCACCGGTCTCAAATACCTAGGTCAGACTAAGCAGGATCCTTTCAAATACAAAGGTTCTGGGTTGTATTGGCGTCTTCACCTTAAGAAACATGGTGAGCATCTTGAAACTGAAATCATCAAAGAATGTTCAGATCAACTAGAGCTTAGAAGGTGGGGTGAATATTATAGCGATCTTTGGAACATTGTAGAATCAGACGATTGGGCTAACTTGAAGCCTGAAATCGGCGATGGTGGTTGTCCTAAAGGAGTAAATCTAGGGCGAGTTCACCTTGACGAGACCAAAGCCAAAATATCAGCCTCGAAGAAGGGCGTTCCAATCAACAGGACCCATTCAGTTTCCGATGAGACAAAGGCAAAGCTATCAGAGAGTCAAAAGGGACGCAAGCGTTCAGCTGAATCCATCCAGAAACAGCTTGAGACTAAAGCTAAGAATGGAACACTCCAACACTCAGAGGCAACAAAGGCAAAGCTCAGCAAGCCTATCTCCGAAGATACCAGAGCTAAGAGAATCGCCAATCACACTCGACCCACAAAGGATCACTTTTGGGCCAACAATGGTACAGAGCAAGCCCTAGTTCGAGAGCTGGCTGAAGGATGGCATACTGGTAGGCTTCAGAAGCCAACAGCACCTTCTCAGAAAGGCAAGTTCTGGGCTACCGACGGAATTCAAAACAAGATGGTCTTTGACCTTCCTGAAGGTTGGACCAAGGGCCGAACCAAGTAGTTCACCACATGGACTGTCAGGCCGGATTCACTACTCGAGAGACTCCGGACCATCCATCCACCAAGGGTTCCCTCCGGGTAAAGCGAGGCACTCTGAGTATTTCAAGCGAAGGTCATGCGACCATCACTTGATATAGGATTGGCAAATTTCATCGATGCGGTCGAGGAACTTTTCGGGTTCCTCGACCCATCCTGTTTCTTGAACCGCTTGGAGATCAGCGTCCCAGATCACTTTTTCGATAAGTTCCAGACGCTTCTTTGGATCCAAGGGTAGATCATTGGCCGACTCTAGATGCTCTGAAATCAGAGATTCAATTTGAAGTCGCTTGGCATCAAAAGTATTCGATTCTGCGATCAGTTTTTCTTTGGCCTCCTTGGTGCTGACAAACCTAGAGGCATAACTGGGATGCGAGCTAGCGATTTCAAATGCCGTTCTACAGAACGCTAGATCGGACAATTTGGATTTGAATTCATCAATTTTATTAGATCGGTTGTTACTAACAACCATGGACCCAGACGTAAATAGAGCAGCGGCGGCGATGCCAGCCAAGAGATAGAAACGAGTCATTTTGGATCCTCACCAGTATGAGCTATTATGTTACTAAATTGACATCAAAGTCAATCAACAAGTAAGTTGGTGATATGAAAAAAATACCTCTTCATAGTCTAGTAGTTTTGATTGGGCCTGCGGGTGGTGGAAAGACTACACTAGCGAAGCGATTTGCTGATTATGAAGTGCTGAGCTACGACGAAATTCGTTACGAACTCACCGGCGATTACCAGCAGAATGATTCTGGCAATATCGTGTCTCGCGAGATTAATCGACGGACTCAGCTCAAACTGGAGTTGGGACAGAGAGTTGTGGTTGATTCCACTAATCTTCGAAAAAAGGACCGCATTGGCCTAACAGAGATAGCGTTCAAAACCGGCGTTCCCATATTCTACATTATCTGTAACTTGGATGAAAAAACCAAGCTGAAGAATGCCTCTTCCAGTTGGAGAGAACGAGCAAGTGATGCGATCTTGAAACAAGAGATTCTTTTCAAAACCAATGAGAGAGATATCCTACGAGGAGATGGTGTAGCCAACGTCATAGATACTAGGAATGAGGATTTTCTAGTCATCCCCAAGCTTGATAATCATAGACTCAAAGAGAATATCCAAAAGCTGGGATTCAGAGGCATCATGGTAATAGGCGATGTTCATGCCATGATTGAACCACTAAAGGCTGCTATAGAGTGGGCAACTCACAGAAACCTATTCTGCGTGTTCTTGGGTGATATTCTGGATTATGGACCGAATCCAATAGAATGTGTGGATCATGTTTACAGCACGGTGGTTCGAGGACGTGGTATCTGTTTGATTGGAAATCATGAGAGAAAGATTGAACGCTGGATAGAGCAGGTAAAATATAACAATGTCAGGTTGCGACTGAGTGAGGGGAACAGGGTCACTACGCGGGCCATTGAAGCCATGGCGTTCGATGTTCGTAAAAAGTTTGAGACCCGCTACAGGGCCCTGCTAGGGCTATCTAGACATCATTGGATCATTGGCAATACTCTATTCACCCATGGAGCAGCCGAACCGGAGATGTTCGACATTCACTCAGCCAGATTGTTTGGTAGGTTTGAGACTATGGCTCTCTTTGGCGAAGTCGATGACAGTGCTGCTCCTAGGTCGGATGGATACCCGACCAGAATCTATGAATGGGTCAATAGAATACCAGACGGTAAAAGAGTCATGGTAGGACATGATATTAGGTCAACTATCAAGCCGCTGGTTGTAGGTGGTGACAATGGTGGAGAGGCCTACTTCATGGACACTGGAAGTGGGAAAGGAGGTCGCCTAACCTCCGCTGATATCCTATTTGAGGGTGACGATCTAGTCATAAAAAACTTTAAACATCATTGAGTTAGAGATTTTTTAGTGTGATTCACTTTTTAGATTGATTTGTGCCTGTTTTTCTGTATAAGTAAGAGTGTGTAGGGGTACACACTTTCGGATATGACGATTGGTGACCTATGACTGACACGCTAATCCTGAACGCTGATGGTTTGCCGCTGAGCGTAGTGCCTCTGAGCACTCTGAACTGGCAGGCAGCAATCAAGCTACAGTTCCTTGAGAACGCCGAAGTCCTTGCGTACTACGAGGACTGGGACGTTCACAGCCCTTCAACCACCCTACAGGTTCCCGCAGTTCTGTTGCTGCGCGAGTATGTCAAGGTGAACCGCGGCGTCAAGTTCAGCAGGAATAATGTCCTGCTGCGCGATGACCACAAGTGCCAGTATTGTGGCCTGGATGCAAGTCACGACAAGAGCCTGTTGACTCTTGACCACGTGGTGCCTAGGTTCCACGGTGGTAAGACTCGCTGGGACAATGTGGTTGCTGCTTGCAGCAAGTGTAACCTGGAAAAGGCACACTTCATGACCATGAAGCCCAAGTGCGGAACGCCCAAGCGGCCTGACTACTACCAGCTGGTCGCCAAGGCTCAGAACATGCCCATTGATGTTCCTCACGAGTCTTGGGCTCAATTCACTGGCTGGAATCCTGAGCTAGTGACGATCAAGCCACGGCGCAGGCGTCGCAACACTCTCTGAGTGGAAACGTTCTAGCGGCACTTAACTAAATAGGTTAAGTGCCGCTAGAATATTGAACTTTGGGTCCAGTTTATAGTATTCTCCAGAGATCGGATAAGCCGAAATTAGGAGAATAATCATGGCTGAAGAACCGCAGGTGGAAACACCACAGATCACTCTTGTTGATCTACAGAATGCGCTGAGAATTATTGATGTTTCGGCAGAGCGCGGAGCATTCAAGGGTGGCGAACTAACCAGTGTTGGGACAATTCGTGACAAACTGGCTCTGTTCCTAGAAGCTTCGCTTCCCAAGGAAGAAGCCAAGACTGAAGAAGCCACCAAGGCATCTGCCAGTTGAATATTACGGCGGAATCTTTTCCGCCGGGAACTCAAGCCATGCTCGTCTACCATGATGAGCATGGCCAAAGTTGTTCCAGTTTAGTAGAAATCGTCAAAACCAATGGCGATCTGGGCGGAATGACCTGGTACACTGTAATAGGACAACACAGAATATTCTCCATGAATCACCTGGCGGTGCCGTTGGAGAAACCAAAAATTGACGTAAAAGACGGTCTTAGCTTTGCGCTTGTCCCTGAAGATAAGCTTGCCCCTGTGGGAACTCGACTGTTTAGAATCGTCCAATAAGGAGAACTCAAAATGAGCACTTTTAAAAAACACGTGGGTAGAATCAGGAATACTGATCGTCGTTGCGTGGTGGTCTATATGCAGATCCCAGGAAACGAAGAAAACGCCCTCGTGGTGGATACTGATGCACTACCAGACCGCTTCCATGATGCACTGATGGATATCATTGATTCCAATGAAGGTCAGCAAACCCCACATCTACACACCTT